CTTTTTAAAGTCCTTTACCTTTACAGACGCTCTGACGGCTAAGGATTTAGCCATGTTTGTTTTGCCTCCAGATTCTTCCAGAAATTTCAGATCTTGTTTAAGCAAGATAGCCACCAAGGATGAACACTATAATCTTAATGAGTATAGTGGTTTTCTTTATGGTTTTGAAAGAAATGATTCAGGAGAACAGATTAATATGAGTTGTTTTCATGCTACCCCGGTTCAAGATATACCTATATCAGATAAAATGATAGGTGAGTATACAATATCTCATGGTTATTGGTACAATGCCCCTACTGATAAAGGTGATTGCGGTACGCCAATGTATGTTTTCAACAGGCGACTACCAGAATCTCGTATTTTTGGTATTCATGTTGCAGGATACATGGGTAAGTCTACAGGAATGTCTTCTTCTCTAGTTAGAGAAGAAGTAATGGAAGGAATAAAGAAGATTGAACGTAAGATCCCTCTTATTGTCGAGGAAGAAAACTTTGTTCCTCAAATGGACATGGACCTATCAAACAACCAATTTACAAATGCTACCAAGATTGATAACGTGATAAACGCCCCTTTTAAGACAACTATTAGGAAAAGTGTTTTACACGGAGCATGGGGTCCGGCTAAAACGAAACCTTGTAAATTAGTCCCGTTTAAAAATTCTGAAGGAATAGTAATAAACCCCAGAGATATGGCAATGGCCAAATTTTGTGGTGATGGTTTTCTAATATCTTCGGAAAAGCTTTCTTTGTTACAAGATACATATTGGAATGATATTGCTCGCGTTTTACCAGCAGAACATAATCCAAGACTGTTTAGTTTCAAAGAGGCTATTATAGGTTCAGACGAATTTGAGGAATTCGATGCTATGTCTAGAAATACTAGTCCTGGTTTCCCTTACATTTTTGACAAAACTATAATGCGATGTGGAGGAAAGAAGTATTGGTTTGGTAATGATCTTGAATACGATCTCGATAACGAAAGAGTAGAAGCTCTTGAGCGAGATTGTAAACAAGTAGAGTTATTAGCCAAGTCTGGCATTCGCTCCCTACACGTTTTTGTGGATTGTCTCAAGGATGAGAGAAAACCTATTGACAAGGTAAATCAAGGCAAAACACGTATGTTTTCAACAACTCCGTTTGTTTACTCGATTCTTGTTCGAATGTACTTTGGGCACTTTGTGGCATTCTTCACTAGATCTACGCTTCACTTAGGAAGTGCAGTAGGTGTTAATCCATATTCAG